CACATCCATTGGCCTTTTCCAGTCTTTTATCCAATCTTCTGGATAATCCCTAGCATCTGGGTCTGCTGTAAAACCTGGTTTAAAACCTGTCAGTCCTACGCCTTTCCTACCAGGAAAAGCTTCACCCATCACGCCAAGAGATCCCCTGATTATCTTGGTAAAGATGTCTTTATTCGTAGGATCAAAAATAGGCCCATATTCACCTGGATACCTTGGAGTTCTTTTTATAAATCGTCTATCGTCTTCTGGCCCTAATACTTTCGGAGTGGCAAATTGCGATTGAACTTGCGACTGAGATAATTGTGCCTCTAGCCTTAAATTTAATCTGTTTTGTAATGCAGTAAATTCATTATTTTCTCTTGCTGCCTCTAAGAACGAATCAACATACTCTCTATTTACTTTCCCCTTAAGCATCATCGGGGTATCTGATACCCGTTGATCTAAAATTCCTTGTCTTATACCTTTCGTCGTTTGGTCATATACCCTTCCTGAAGTTGCCCTTTCAATTAATTGATTTTGAGTCCTCATCTCCCTTCGGATTTCTGCATCCGAAAAGCCCATTCGTCTAAGCCTGTCTTTCTTTGCTCTCTTTTCCTCTGCCGTATCTAAACCTACGAGTTCTCTCCTTAGTTCCTGTATGTTTTTTGTTAAAGCTGTATATGAATTAGAAGCGACCCCAACACTGCCTCTTAAACGAGTAAAAGCAGCAATCTGACCTCGAATTGAATCAGTAGTCTTTACATTTTGCCTAGCAAACTCCTTTACCCTTGTTGTTATATTTTTAAAAGACGCATCCGATTGATTAGCTATACCTTGAACTTGTTTTAAAGCCTTTCCTAAACCCTGTACTTCTTCAAAGCCCTCAATAACGGCTTTAAGCGTCAGTTTTCCAACTTGTCCAGCCATTATTTAGACTCCTTTTTATGAAATTCCTTTAAAGCCGCAGTTTCCATAATTTGAAGCCCTTCTAATACCTCAGTGCGGTCTTCTATATTGTAGAGGTCAAATAGTCCTCCAGCCATTAATAATACCTCATATTTTAAGCCAACATAACCAGACATGGAAACTTCCCACTGAGTCTGCATGTATAAAAACATATTTATTGTTTCCCAATTACATTCCCATACTTCAAATTCATCTTTCTTCTCTGGACTTTTAGGAATCTCAATACCAAATGCTTTTGCATCGTCTTGAGTCATATCTATAACTTCTTTGCCGCCAGAAGCCCAGTAAATAGCGGCCTCTCTTAGTTTCCCTCCTTACCTTTTGTGTAGAAAGATTGGAACGCCTCAACAACACCAGCCGTAAAATCAATATCTTCTGAAAACTCTTTTAAATTTGCTTTGGTGAAAGGAATCTCAGTTCCATCTTCCTCTGTAATATCACTCCAACCAAGAACAATTTTTTCTAATGCTTTATCTTCTTCTGCCTCACTAAAAGAATTTAACTCTTTTTTACTTAACCTTTTAAATTTAATAGTAAACGTATCTGTATCAAATTCACCAGGATTTGTTTCAGAAGGACGTTTGATTTCAACAGGCCAAGGATAGGCTTTTGACTTTCTACGGATAAATGCCATAAAAAATAATGATATTCCCAAATACCATAGCCCAAAAAAAGGGGGGTATAAACCCCCCAACACTACAAAGTGAAGATTTAACTATTCAAAGATGATTGAAAGCTCATCGTTACCACTTGTAGAAGGAATCATTGTGTAAGGGCAATCCCACATTGCAACTCCGTCTTCTTCGGAGTAACTAATAGAACCTAAGTCAGCACGATTCTTCGTTGTTTGACTGGTTACAAGACCTGACTGGATTGTGACCTTATTAAGTGCAGCAGTTCCATGAACGAAACTAATCTCACCTAATGTTCCATCAGCAAGTGCAGCAGCAAATGGGTCGAATCTTTCAGTTGTTTTTTGCCAAGCATCAGAACCAGAATCTAAGTTCACAGACTCAACAGTTACTGATCCAGTAACATTTCGGTTTGTGATCATTACTTCAGGAGCACCACCGACCAACTCACGATAGATAACTTCATTGCCGAGATCTAATGAGAAGTTACTCATCTGAAGCCCTGTTTCACCAAAGATCTTGAACGTACCAGTATTGGTGTTGTTGAAGAGTAGAGGTGTAGCCTGCTTCTGATAAGCAGGACTTAATGGGTTTGCGTCACCAGGAGGCACATACACCCCAGTAAAAGTGAAGTCAAAAGTAGGAATTTCACCAACAGAACAGTTGATCGAAAAAGTTCCTTTTGCTCCTTTTACGGTGTGCTGGACACCATCTATGTTGTAGAGAATACTGACTGTTGTGGAGTCAAGAGAGTTAGGAGTGTAAAGACGTTTTGCATCGTCTGTTGTCTCCGTAGTGAATCCACAAGCTTCAAGACACTCACCAAAATTAGGAGCGTTATCAGCATCTTCATTAGCAGCAGCATTTTGCCCGATCCCTGCCATTTCAACAGAGAAAGTACATTCAACCCTAGTGTTTGCCTGTAGCTGCTCACTGGCTCCAAAGTAAGGTCTAATTAAGTCACGACTTACTACATCACTCTGCTGTGGAGTGATGTTTAAGTCACGAACAAGAAGACAGTTGCTTGTTGCGGGAGCATTGTAAGTTCCAGCAGTTGTCTCTTTTAGAACAGCAATGACTCGTTTGCGTGTTAATAAGGCCATTCGTAATTACCTTGATTGGAATTGGAGCAGGAGCAAGGAATAACTTCCCGCCCTCTCCCAAGAATTTCAATTAACATCATAAACAATATGCCTTGTTAGGGGTCAAGAAAGAGTTCCATAAGGAGTTCTGTAATCAACCTCAAATTCACACATAATTAACCCTGCTGGCTGATCTGCCTCTATTAACTCGAATGTTGTAGTAGATGGACGTACATCTATTGCTAAACCGCCAACTGTAGGATCTGTTAATAACTTGGAATGTAAACTTTCAACTGTTGCATCTGCCAAATTATCTGGGATTGCTCCCCTAGAAATAACAACAACTCTTAACCTTAACGTCCAATCAATATGACCTGTTGTACCTCTAATTGAAGGCTGATCATTGCTCCATTCTAAAACTAGAGCTGGTGATTCTGCTCTAGTTGTAGGCTCGGCTCTTGACCTATAAATACGAGTTGATACTCCAGTCGTTCCAGCAAGAGTTGTTTTTAATGCTGCAAGAATCTGTTCCCTTTTACTTGCCATGAGTTAATTCTTCATTAATGAAAGGATACAGAAACTTCCATCATCTATCTTTCTTGTACTACGAACTTTATAAGCATCT